CCGGGTGGGGCCGCAGGCCCGCAAGCTGATGATCGTCCACAAGGACGGCGAGGCCAAGGTGTCCATCGACAAGAACGTCCGGGGTAACCTCTTGGCCCTAGCCGCCGAGAACCCCGAAGAAGTGCCGCCCGACGTGGCCGAGGTCATCCAATGCGCGGACGATCTCTGGGCCTCCAGCGTGGCGAAGTTCAACCGGCTGGCCGAACTGGCCGACCCTGAGGACCAGCGGGTGCGGGGCGCCTTCGTCTTTGCTGGCGGGGCCGCGACCGGCCGCGCGTCCAGCTACGGCGCCCAGGTCCATAACTTCCCCCGCAAATGCGCCGCAGAACCGGAAAATGTCCGGCAGGCGATGGTGCGGGGGCACCAGATCGTCCCGGCCTACGGCAAGCGGGTGACGGACGTCCTCAAGGGAATGCTGCGCCCGGCGCTGCTGCCCGCCCCCGGCAAGGTTCTGATTGCGGCTGACTGGTCGGCCATCGAGGCGCGGGTGAACCCCTGGCTGTCCAAGTCGAACAGCGGCGCCGAGAAGCTCGGGATCTTCGAACGCGGCGAGGACGTCTACAAGGTCAACGCCGCCGCCACTTTCCGCGTCACCGTCGAGGACGTGACAAAGGACCAGCGTCAGGTCGGCAAGGTGCAGGAGCTGGCCTGCGGCTTCGCTGGCGGCGTCGGCGCCTTTGCAGCCATGGGCAGGATCTACGGCATCAACCTGCCCGAGAGCGAGGCTAGGAAGATGGTGGACGCGTGGCGGCGGGCGAACTCCTGGTCCGTTCCCTTCTGGCAAGGGCTGGAGGAGGCGTACACGCGGGCGATGCGGAACCGCGGGCATGAGTTCAGCGCGGGCCGGATAACCTATTTGTTCGACGGCCAGCACCTTTGGTATGCTCTGCCTTCCGGCCGCGTCCTCTGTTATCCCTTCGCGCGGCTTGAGCCCGAGGGCGTCACCTATGCGAAAGCCTCCTGGAAGCCTGCGGCGGACGCGAAAGAGTGGCCCCGCGCGCGGCTCTGGCGAGGGCTCGCGTGCGAGAACGTGACCCAGGCCACCGCGCATGATCTGCTTCGTCATACCCTGCGCCAGCTAGAGGCCGAGGGTCACGACGTCGTGCTGCACGTCCATGACGAGGTGGTGGTCGAGACGAACGACCCGGAGGCGGCGCAGGCCGCCATGCAGCGCATCATGTGTTCACCACCAGCCTGGGCGGCAGGGATACCGCTCAACATCGAGGCTGCGGTGATGTCACGCTATGGCAAGTGAGGGGGAGAAGATGGATTTCGTAGAGTTTCTGGAAGGGCTCGCGCCGAAGGGCGAGACGCTGTTGGTGGTGCGGCAGAAGGCGGTCATGCGGGACGGCCAGCAGGCGCTGCACGCTGACGGCACGCTGAAATATACTTGGCCCGCCTACATGCCTTCCAAGCGCCGCAACGACGGCGGGTCGTGGTATGGCAACACCGGATCCTTCATCGTTGACCGCTTCCTGGACGGCCAGCCGTCGGCGGCGGCGGCCTGCTGCGAATACGTCCTAGTGATGATGCTGGACGACGTGGGGACGAAGGCGAAGGTGCCGCCCCTGCCGCCGACCTGGATCATGCAGTCAAGCGAGGACTCCTTCCAATGGGGCTACGCCTTTGCGGAGCAGCCGACCAAGGGCGAGTTTACGGCGGCCATGACGGCCATCGCAGAGGCAGGCTACACCGATCCCGGCGCCGTCAACGCCGTCCGCAACTTCCGACTGCCGGGGTCGGTCAACGTCAAGCCCGGCCGCGACGGCTTCAAGGCGCGCCTGGTGGAGTTCCACCCCGACCGCGAGTTCACCCTGCCGCAGATCTGCGAGGCCCTGGGCGTCACGCCAGCGCCCGCTGACACGGCCTCGCAGGGCGTCTTCCGGCTGCGCGACACGGGCAAGGACGCGGTGCTGGAGTGGCTGAACGAGCAGGGTTTGGTCCTGTCCACGCCCAACCAGGAGGGCTGGCTGGGCGTCGTCTGCCCGAACGCGGCAGAGCATACCACCGGCCAGAACGAGGCCCGCTATAACCCGATCAACCGCGCCTTCTGCTGCTATCACGGCCATTGCGAGCATCTGGACAGCGCCGCCTTTCTCAAGTGGGTCTGCGACCAGGGCGGCCCCCGTGCCGGCCACGGCCTGCGGGATGAGCTGCTGGCGGAGCAGATGGCCCGCACCCTCGACAAGCTGACGCCGACCGAGACGTTCCCCGACCGGGCCGCCGAGATCATCGCGGAGGTGGACCGCAAGGAATTGGGCCGGGTCGAGAAGGCGAGCTGGTATGAGCGGTTCGCCTATGTCCTGTCGGACGACTGCTACTTTGACCTAGTGGATCGCCGGGAGATCAGCCGGGGCGCCTTCAACGCCCTGTTCCGCCACATCCCCTGCCGGTCCATCCACGGCGGGAAGAAGATCGAGGCCAGCACCTGCTATGACGAGAACCGCCAGGCGATGGGCGCCCGCGTCTTGGTGGGCGTCACCTACGCCGCAGGCGAGAGCGTCCTCGTCTCGCGCAACGGCGAGGTCTACGGCAACCGTTGGGCCAATGCCCGACCGGACGTGTCGAAGGCGCCTGGCGGCGACGTGTCGCGCTGGGTCGAGCATTGCAAGCGGCTGGTGCCGGATCCCCGCGACCTCGAACACATTTGGGACGTGATGGCGTTCAAGCTCCAGAACCCCCGCGTCAAGATCAACCACGCGATCCTCCACGGCGGCCACGGCGGCAGCGGTAAGGACACGATGTGGGCGCCGTTTATGTGGGCGGTCTGCGGCCCGACGCTGGTCAACCGGGGGCTGATCGACGGCGACACGATCAACAGCCAATGGGGATACGCGCTGGAAAGCGAAGTGATCCTGCTGAACGAGCTGAAGGAGCCAGAGGCGCGGGAGCGCCGGGCGCTGGCGAACCGGCTGAAGCCGATCATCGCCGCCCCGCCGGAATACCTTGTGGTCAACCGCAAGGGTCTGCACCCCTATGACACGCTGAACCGGGCGTTCGTCCTGGCGTTCTCCAACGACATGATCCCGCTCACGCTGTCGAGCGACGACCGGCGCTGGTTTGTGATCTGGTCTACGGCGCCGCGCATGGACCCGAAGGAGGCGCAGGCGATCTGGCGCTGGTATAAGGAGCAGGACGGCTTCGCGGCCATTGCCCGCTGGCTCTACGCCCGCGACGTGTCGGCGTTCAACCCTGGCGCGGCCCCGCCCATGACGGACGTGAAGGCATCGCTGGTCGAACACAGCATGAGCATGGCCGAGAGCGTCATCGTCGAGATGGTGCGGAACCGCCAGGGCGAGTTCTCCCGCGGCGTGATCGGCGGGCCGTTCCAGGCGGTCTGTGATCGTCTCCAGGCGCTGATGCCGCCGGGTGCCAAGGTGCCACCAGCGGCGCTGCTGCACGCGATCCAAGAGGCTGGCTGGATCGACATGGGCCGGCTGTATTCAACGGACTATCTGACGAAGAAGCACATTTTCGCGGCGCCGGAGATGGCGTCGTCCTACACAAAAAGCGACCTTCGGCGCATGATCGAGGACTCGACCGCGCCGAAGGTAGTTGATCTTAAGCTTGTGAAGTGACGCGGCCTAAGGTCGCGTTGGCCTGTATCCGGACGTCGCGGTTGGACCAAGTCCAACACGCGCCGTCTTGGTCCTGGAAGCAGACCCACATGAGGTCGGCTTCCGGGCCGTAGTCGATCACCAGATGCGCCCAAGCTTTGCCCTTGGGCGTGAGCAGCGGCAGGGGCGGGTTGAGCTGCGTCAGCATCATCCCGCTCGGTACTCCAGACCCGTCGGCTCCCGGTACGCCTCCGGCACCGGCAGGGCGCGGACCATAGCGCCGGCCTGCTCGTAGGTGCTGGCGACGGTGTGATCCTCGCCCGTGCGGGCTCGCAGCCGCACATAGCGGGCGGCGTCCTCGCAGCGCCGCTCGGCCATCACCAGCGCGGCCTGGAAACCTTCCCTCCAGGCCGCGCGTTCATGCTCGCTCATCCGGCCAGCGCCTCCCGCGCGGAGCGCACCAGCGTCTCGGCCAGCCGCAGCGCCTGCGCCGGGGTCAGGTCGGCCACGCGGTCGTCGGCATAGGTTGAACCGTTCAGCACCAGCCGGATCTGGCCTTGATGCCAGATGGCGAAAGCCTCTTTGACAGGCGGCAGGTCGCGGTCATTCATCGCTTATCGAGCCCCAATATTGGATTTCGTCGGCCTCTTCGAGGTCGGGCCGGTAAATGCCCTTCCGCAGCGCGGACAGGGCTTGCGATAGGTCGAGGCTGGCGCGCTTCATCGCCGCGTTGAGCGTCGGCGGCGTCTGGTTGTCGTCCTTGTCCTTCATCGCGTGTTCCAGCATCTCCAAGCGGCGCAGGAACCGGCGGGCCTCAGCCTTAGCCGTGGCCATCCGCGTCTTATACCCGTCGTTATAGTCGCCCATTACAGCTTCGCTCCCAGCTTGGGGTCACGCGACGGGACCAGCCCGCCGCCCGGCAGGCGCCGCCGGGGCTCGCCCAGCGTCTTGACAATCTCGCGCTCAAGCTGGCGCAGGACGTAGGTCCACGCCCCGATGGGCGCCGGGTCGTCGCCGTTGTCGCCCGCGTGGCGGTCCAGCAGCACAATGACCCGCTCGGCTGCGGCAAACGCCTCGCACATGGCCACGTCGGCGTCGTAACTCAGATCGCGTCCCATTGGTCTATCCCTCCTGTCTTGTGTCAGTAGATACCGGCCATCTCGCGCAGCAGGCGCTTGCCGGCGGCGGTGACGGTCAGCCGCACCTTGCGGCGATCCTCGTCGTCCTGCACCCGCAGCAGCAGCCCCAGCAGAACCAGCCGATCGGCGGCGCGGGTGACAACGGGTTTCTGTATGTCCAGCGCGTCCGCGATTGGACCGTTGCTCAAGCCGGGGTATGCGTCGGCCAGCGCCAGGATAGCCATCTGGCGGCAGGTCATGTTGGCGTCGGCGTCGGCGGCGACGACGAACGGCCAAACGTTCGCGGGGAAGTCGAGATTGTCGGTCATTGTATCGGTCCCTTTCAAATTGCGTGGCGGCAATAGCCGCACAGTCGGTTATGTGGTCCCTCGCTGTCAAACGTTTTCGAGCAGCGAAGGCAGGCTCGCTCGATGGTGCGCGGGCGGTTGACGTAGCGTTGCACGCGCTCCTCTGCGGCCCGTGCGGCCCGCAGCATCCGGGTGCGGTAGTTCCACCATGCGCTTAGGCCCTTGCCGGTGATCCCGCCGATCTGCTCGGCTAGGTCGTCCCACGTCACGCCAGCAGCGCGGCCTTGCGCCACCAGCCGTGCGCGGCGGCTCTCGGCGTCCTCCGTCATCAGCGGCTCCGCAGGGGCCGCACGTTGGCGTAGGGCGTGCCGTCCCATGCCTGCTGGCGCCAATGCGGCGGGACCGTGCGGCCTTCCAGCAGCCGCGCCCGCTCGATTAGGTCGGGCATCACTAGGGCGAGCAGTTCGAGCGCCACGATGGCCCGGTCGGGGTCGCCTTCGGTCGCCAGCGTGGCGGCCATGTCAGCGATGGCCGTCAGGTCGTCCGTCAGGCTCATGATTAGTGCTTCTGAACCACGCGGCGGGCCTGCGCGATGGCGTCGGCGCGCTTCTCTTCGTCGCCCATATCGTGGGCGTACAGCCACGCGAGCAGCGCCGTCAGCAATTGGTCGCGCTCGTCCTGCGACCAGTCGAGTTTGATTTCTAAGATGGCCACCTCTTTACGCAGGTCCAAACCCATGTCGTCCACCATCATGCGGGCGCTATCCCGTTCGCCCCGCAGGCATTCGCGGTCCATCAGCAGGGTGCGGAACGTGTCCGCGAGGAATTGCGTCGTCTCTTCTCGGTCAAGCTGGCCGATAAGGTGCAGGATGGCGTCGTTGCTGATGTCAATCTTGCTCATGTGCGTGTCTCCGTTGTGGTAGGCAGTTTGGCGGGCTCGCGCCCGTTGTGCTTGGCCCACAGGGCCTCGGCCTCGTCCAACTGGCGGCCAAGGTCGGCCAGCGTGCGGTTGATCCGCCAATGTTCTTCGCCGCCCACATACGCCAGCCGTAACAGGTGTTCTTGCATAGTGATGGCGGCGCACAAGACGCGGATCGTGCGGAAGGGTGGCGGGTTGGTTCTAATCATGATTGCGGTCTATCCCCCTCTTGTGTAACGCTGTCTGTGGCGGTGCTGCGGTGGTCGCGCCTGCCATGCGCTGCGGCAGCCCTCCCCCGGCCCGCGCATCGCCCGGCCCGCTGCGTTGTCCCTCGCGGCGGGCCGGGCCTTTTCGTCATGGCAGGCGCACCCGCACGTCGATCCCGACCGTGTAAAAGATGACGGCGCGCGGGCGGTCGGCGTCGTCCCATTCGACCGTGATGCGGTCCGGGTGGGTCCGGTCGTCCGGGATGACGATCCCATCTCGGCTTGCGAGCCATTGGGCATAAAGCGCGGCCCGGTAGCGGTCGAGGTCTTCGCCCCGATAGCGGTGATGCATGGTGGCGGTGCTCATGTCCTATTTCTCCTCGATCATGCGGCGGAAACAGTCTGCCGCCTCGCGCCAGACGCCAATTGCGGCGTCCGCAGCGCGGGCGGCGTCGGCAGCAGCGCGAGCAGCGGCGCGAGCCTCTGCGCGGGCCTCGGCGGTGCGGGCGGCGGCGGCGTAATCAGAGCGGGGGGTTCCGGGAGTTAAAGCGGCGATAGCTTCCGCCCGCATCTGCATCGGTGCATGGCCGCGTGCTCTAAACCACGCGTTCTTGGTGTTAACAGTAACGTATTCGCCGGAGGGGATGACGTAGATGTCCTCGCGCCTCTCAATGGATATCGCATGGGCCTTGCGGATGGCGTCCAAGAAACACGACGTTTGCTCCAGTAAGTAAACGGGGCGCCGGTCTACTGGCGTGCTTGCGGTTTGGGACCGGCGGTAAATGTCAAAGCTATTGGGTATGCTCATGGCGTTCCCCTCTGGCGTAGCGTCGCGGCCAGAATGGCAACGGCGCGGATGATTAGGTCCAGGATCACGGCGCGGCCTGCGGCGCCGTTAGCTTGTGCATGTCCGCAAGCGTGCTGGCGGCGTCCTCGCAGAGCCAATGCAGCCCCATGGTGACGCTCTGCGGTAGGCGGTGCGTCTCGGCGTCGGCGTGCAGCGCGGCTAGGTCCGTGCGGATGCGCTCTAGCATCTGCACGCGGTAGGCAAGCGCGTCGGCGCTCAGGGGTGCGGGCGTGCTCATGTGAAATAGTATTCCCACGCAGCGATGACGGCGTGATCGGGCGGGAGCGTGTCGTCGTCGGAGTCGTTTTTGTAGAATTGCCGCGCGGCCCACAGTAGGTTGTCAAACGTATCGGACGGACGTTCAGATGCGTCGAAAGGGTTTTCGGCTGCGGTGTCCAGCAGCAGCTCATCCCCCCGGCGGATTTCGAGGCTTTCGACGATGCCGCATGCGTTGCGGCGCCAGATGACGGTGGTGGTGGGCATAGTGCGGTGGTCCCCTTAGCGGTTGCAGACGAAGGCGTAGCTGGAGCCCGGCAGGCTCCCGCCCACCATGTCCTCGGGCCAGCCGTAGCGGCGGGCGAGGGCCACGGCGGCGGCCTTGTGGTTGTCATGGACGCCGAGAGCATAGTCCCATGACAGCATGATGGAGCCAGCGTCCGCGCGGGCCGAGACGCGGGCGCCGCGGGTGTTGGTCGGGCCGTGGAACTTGGTCTGGATGGCTTGATACATGGTCTGTCCCCTTGTGTGCGATGGTCGCAGGAAAGTTTATGGCAGTTTGCTTGTCGGGTTGCAATAGGCTCTATGGCGTCACGATTAGCAGCGCCCAAAAGGCGGTGACGCACAGGCCGGCGGTGATCCCGTAGGCTATGGCGGTGGCGATGATGCGAAGCGTGTTCATGTGTGCGGTCCTCTCAGTTGCTGGCGGTAGGGGCGGTATCGACCCACCAATCGGACCCGATATCGCCGCTGATTTCAGCGGCTACGCCGGCATCTATGGCGGCCTCTACCGTCTCGCACGGAGGAGTGCGGCGGCCTTGTGTGTCGATGGCCACATACTGGGCGCGGGTCATGGCGCTAGCGGTTCCAGAGCAACAGAGCGCCGCCCATGGCGCGGTAGGCGCGCCCCGTGGCCACGGCGCCTGCCTCGGCTTCGCGCAGGGCATCTTCCGCGTCGTCATAGCGCTCACGGAGGCCCGGCCCTGCCATGTCTAGGCACGTGCTGAACGGAGTGTTGCGGTCCGGACCGCACGCGTAGACCTGTGCCCGGACGGCATCCAGCGCGGCTTGCAGTTTGGCGACGCGGGCCTTTGTAGGCTTGTGCTGGGACATGGTGTCAGTCTCCCTTGTGTCGTCGAGCTACTGGCGCTCGCCATGCGCGCGGCGGGGACCGCGCGCGGGCGCGAGCGTCAGCGGGTAGCGAAGCGCGCGAACAATTCTTGCGTAGGGTATCCGCGCTGGCGGGCCACGCTGGCGACGGCATCGCAGCAGCGACGGTGCCAGTTGGTGCTGCACACATAGACCGCGCCGGATGCCGTTTTGCGGTAAACGTCAATCTTGCGCTGAAGCTTGCCGGTGCGCTCAAACTCACTCGCGGCCATCTGTCTGATCCCTTATCGGTTGCGACAAAGGAAGCTTATCGGCCTCACACACTAGGCGCAACACATTTTTTGACGGCGGGCGAAGTTTTTTCGCGCCCCCGCCAGCCTAGGTAATCTAGGTAGTCGAAAGCGAGGGTCGATCGGAGGGATGCTAGGTGGGTTAGGTGTGGGGTTTGGCCTGGCCTAGGTAGTTGGCCAAAGGGCAGAAAGCGCCGCCTTTCCAACGAGATAGCGCGGGCTCTAGGTCATCTAGGTAGTGTTGTATGTATATACTTAAGATATAATAGGTATATATACCTATATAGTATTATAGGGGTGAGTGGACGAATGACGGTTCTAGGCATGACCTAGACTGCCTAACACTACCTAGGCCCGCGCAGCCTCGCCGACGACGCCGCATCACGCCCGCGCAGCTCCGCCAGCTCCATGCCTCGCGCTGACATGTCTAGGCATGACCTAGACTACCTAGACTGCGTGTCTGGCGTTGACGCTGATAGGCATGACCTAGATTGCCTAGGCCCGCGCCAGGCCGCGGCGTATACATTCCAACGCCTGCACATGTGTGCACATGCACAGTTGAACAGCTGTTCATATGAACAGTTGAACACCTGTTCATATGTTCAGCTATCGACACTAAAACGATGCCAAAAGCCAATGGCCGGGGGGAGGGGCCCCGCCGGCCGCCCGGTCCAGGGCCGGAGGGGCCACAAACAATTTTTTAAAATTTGCAAAATTGCCTCCGCGTCACACAACATGATACAAGCGGGCATGTCCGTTTTCTCCCTCCCGTATGAGCCGCGCCGGCTGCAAGCGACGGAAGCGCGGCTAGAGGCCATATACAACGCGGCGCGTAAGGGCCTGCGTGGGGACACGCTGGCGCTGGCCGCCGGGATGCGCCCCACCGAGTACCGCACCTTATGCGAGTTCGACCCGCTGGCGGCGCTGGCCGAGGAGAAGGGCCGCGCCGACGGCGAACTGGAGATGGCGGGCGTGCTGTACGACGCCGCCAAAGGCGGCGACGCTAAGGCGGCGCTCGACATTCTCAAGCACACCCACGGCTGGGTGGCAAAGCAGGCCGTGCAGGTTGAGGTCAACCAGACGATCTCGATCACGAACGCGCTACAGGAGGCGCAGCGCCGCGTCATCGAGGGGGTCGCAGAGCCCACGCTGACCGAAGACGCGAAGCCCTACCCGGAACGCATCCGTGCAGACGGTTAAGTACTCGCCCGACGACGAGATGGAGTTGATGAGCCGGCTGTGGACGCCGGCCATCAAGGACGACCCGCTGAAGTTCGTGCTGTTCACCTTCCCGTGGGGGCAGAAGGGCACGCCGCTGGAGCACTTCCAGGGACCGCGTAAGTGGCAACGGGACGTGTTGCAGACCCTTGCGGACCACATCCGCAGCAACAACGGCAAGGTGGACTTCGACACCTTCCGCATGGCCATCTCATCGGGCCGCGGTATCGGCAAGTCGGCGCTCGTCTCCTGGCTGGTTATCTGGATGCTGACGACCAGGATTGGCTCGACGACCATCGTGTCGGCCAACTCCGAGGCGCAGCTTCGCTCCGTCACCTGGGCCGAAATCACCAAGTGGCTCTCAATGGCCCTCAACAGCCATTGGTTTGAGGTCAGCGCGACCCGCGTCATGCCGGCGAAATGGCTGACGGAGCTGGTCGAGCGCGACCTCAAGATGGGCACGCGCTACTGGGGTGTCGAAGGCCGGCTGTGGTCGGCGGAGAACCCCGACGCCTACGCGGGCGTCCACAACTTCGACGGCGTGATGCTGATCTACGACGAGGCCAGCGGTATCGACGACACGATCTGGTCGGTCGCCGCCGGCTTCTTCACCGAGAACACGCCGCACCGCTTCTGGCTGGCGTTCAGCAACCCCCGCCGCAACGCGGGGTACTTCTACGAGTGCTTCCACTCCAAGCGGGACTTCTGGTCCACCAAGATCGTGGACGCCCGGTCGGTCGAGGGCACAGACAAGCAGGTCTACCAGCAGATCATCGACGAGTACGGGCCGGACAGCACCCAGGCCCACGTCGAAGTCTACGGGCAGTTCCCCAACGCCTCCGACGACCAGTTCATCGGGGCGTCCGTGGTGGACGACGCCATGCGCCGCCCCCAGCACAAGGATCCGTCGGCGCCGGTCATCATCGGGGTGGACCCGGCGCGGTTCGGGTCGGACAGCACCGTCATCGCTGTGCGCCAGGGGCGCGACATCATCGCCATCAAGCGGCACAAGGGCGACGACACCATGACCGTCGTCGGCCACGTCATCGAGGCCATCGAGACGTACAAGCCAGCCCTAGTGGTCATCGACGAGGGCGGCCTGGGGGCTGGCATCGTGGACCGGCTCAAGGAGCAGCGGTACAAGATCAAGGGGGTTAACTTCGGCAACAAGTCGAAGAACCCGGTGATGTGGGGCAACAAGCGGGCCGAGATGTGGGGCGAAATGCGGGCTTGGCTGAAGGACGCATCCATCCCCCTCGACCGCTATCTGAAGAACGACCTGACCGGGCCGATGATGAAGCCGGACAGCAAGGGGACGATCTTCCTAGAGAGCAAGAAGGACATGAAGGCCCGCGGGCTGGCCAGCCCCGACGCGGCCGACGCCATTGCCGTTACCTTCGCCTTCCCGGTGGCCCATCGGGAATATGTGGACAGGACACCCCGTCGCAACTATGCTGCGGGCGGCATACAGACGTCTTGGATGGGATCTTAGGACATGTCGAGCAACACCAAGCCGATTGGCGTCGCCTACGAAGACCAGGACATCGTTGGCTCCAACCGTATTCTGTCGGGCGATGAACTGGGCTACGCGCCGGAGGCCCAGGGCGCCGTGACCCAGGCGACCAGCAAGTCCACGGCCGTGACGCTGAACACTTCGGCGGGCCGCATCACGATGAACAACGCCTCGCTGGGCGCGACGACCAACGTGACCTTCACGCTGAACAACTCCAAGATCAGCCTCAACGACGTGATGGTTCTGAGCGTGTCGGAGAATGCGACCGCCGGGGCCTACAACTGCTGGGTTTCGGGTAAGTCGGTCGGTTCGGCCACCATCACGGTGCGGAACATCAGCGCCAGCCCGCTGTCCGAAGCGGTCGTCATCAACTTCGCCATTATCCACTGCGTGTAATGCCGAAGAAGGGCGTCTCCCTAGCCGTAGGCCGAGGCGAGAAGCTACCGACGAGCAAGGGCGCCGGCCTGACTGCAAAGGGCCGGGCCAAGTACAATCGCGAGACGGGCTCCAACCTCAAGCCCCCGGCTCCCAGCCCCAAGACCGAGGCTGACGCTAGACGGAAAGCTAGCTTTTGTGCGAGAATGGCACCTATCGCAAAAAAAGCGGGCGAGGGTAGCCGTGCAAAAGCCTCTATGCGTCGTTGGAAATGCTGAGGACGTTGAGATGTGGCTCGACGTCAAAGGCTATGAAGGAAAATACCAAGTCAGCAGTTTGGGCCGCGTAAAATCGCTTGCCCGAACGCGACGCGGCAAAAGTAACTGCTTGGTCCCCATTCCAGAAATTATGATGCGTCTATCGATTAAGAAGGATAATGGGCGCACAAAGCCATATGCTGAGGTGAGGTTTCGCAATGGGGGACTTAGGACCGAACGGTGCAAAGCGTTTTTGGTGCATCGTTTAGTTGCGGACGCTTTTATTAAGCGTTTGGAACCCGGCGAACAGGTTGATCACATTAACGGTGTCCATAGCGACAACCGGGCGGCTAATTTACGGGTTATGAAATCCGTTGAACATGCTAGGATGCACCCTACTGTGGTACAGCCGAACCCGAGAGATGCCGTTTCCGGCAGGTATGCAAAGAGGACGGTGTGATGGCCAAGCCAGGTCTGTACGCCAACATCCACGCGAAGAAGGCCCGCATCGCCGCCGGCTCCGGCGAGAAGATGCGGAAGCCGGGCTCCAAGGGCGCGCCCACCGCGGCTGCGTTCCGCGAGTCTGCCAAGACGGCCAAGCCCGCGAAGAAGGGTAAGTGACATGCCCGGCGGCGCCGCATCCGGCTACCCGCAGGGCTTTTACGGGATAGGCGTGCGCCAGGATCTGTTCCCCGGCGAAGATGACTATTTTCGCCGCAACCCCAACGTCACGGGCATGGCGGCCGAAGACGACCGCATCATCATGAACCCGTACAGCCGGCTAAACGACGCGCAGCGCCGTGCGGTCATGCTGAACGAGGCGGCCCGAGTTCACATGCGGCGCAACTTTGACGCCCCGCAGTTCACCCTGACACCGACTCAAACCGAGCGGTTTAAGGGGTATTCTAACGACGAAGCGGATGTACGAGCTACCATCGCCGCACGTATTCTTTCTGGCGACACGTCCGCTGGCGATGCTACGCCGGAGCAACTAGACTACGTTTCTAGGCTTCGCCGGTTCATGGGAGTGACAGATGCCGCTCGTTAAATCAGCATCCAAGGATGCGTTCCGCAAGAACGTGAAGGCTGAGATTGCCGCCGGCAAGCCGCCGAAGCAGGCGGTCGCAATCGCGTACTCGACCAAGCGCGAAGCGGCCAAGAAAGGCAAGAAGTAAGCATGGCTGCGAACGACGTACAGGCTGCCGGGCGCGTCTCCGACAGCGACGAGGCGGATCGCCTGTCCGTCATGCGGCGCCGCTACACGATGGCGCTGTCGGCTTACTCGGACAGCCGTGAAGACGAGCTGGACGACCTGCGCTTCATGGCGGGTTCGCCCGACAACCAATGGCAATGGCCCGCTGACGTGCTGGCGACTCGTGGGTCGGTGCAAGGTCAGACGATTAACGCCCGCCCCTGCCTGACGATCAACAAGCTGCCGCAGCACGTCCGTCAGGTGACGAACGAGCAGCGCCAGAACCGCCCGACGGGCAAGGTAATCCCGGCCGATGACCGCGCTGACGTGCGCGTGGCCGAGATCTTCGACGGCATGGTCCGGCACATCGAGTACATCTCGGACGCCGACGTCGCCTACGACACCGCCTGCGACAACCAAGTCACTTACGGCGAGGGCTACATCCGCATCCTGACGGAGTACTGCCGCGAGGACAGCTTCGACCAGGATCTGAAAATCGGCCGCATCCGCAACGCCTTCTCGGTCTACATGGACCCGGCGATCCAGGATCCATGCGGTTCGGACGCCGAGTGGTGCTTCATCACCGAGGACGTCAGCAAGGCCGATTACGAGCGGATGTTCCCCGACGCTGCGCCAATCTCCAGCCTTATGACGCAGGGCGTAGGCGACCAGAGCCTGTCGCAATGGCTGTCGGAGGACATGGTCCGCATCGCGGAGTACTTCTACTACGAGCATGAAGCCGCGACGCTGAACCTCTACCCGGACAACATCACGGCCTTCGCCAACACGCCGCAGGACAAGGCCCTTAAGGCCATGTTCGGCAAGCCGCTGCGGTCCCGCAAGGTGGATCGCAAGAAGGTCAAGTGGATCAAGACCAACGGCTTCGAAGTGCTGGAGGAGCGCGACTGGGCGGGCAAGTGGATCCCGGTCGTGCGCGTCGTCGGCAACGAATTCGAAGTGGACGGCCAGCTCTACGTCTCGGGCCTTGTGCGGAACGCCAAGGACGCCCAGCGCATGTACAACTACTGGGTCAGCCAGGAGGCCGAGATGCTGGCCCTGGCGCCCAAGGCGCCCTTCATTGGCTACGGTGGCCAGTTTGAAGGCTACGAGATGCATTGGAAGACGGCCAACACGAACAATTGGCCGTACCTGGAGGTCAACCCGGACGTCACGGACGGCGCCGGCTCGCCCCTGCCGCTGCCGCAGCGCGCCCCGCCGCCGCTGGCCCAGACGGGGCTCATCCAAGCCAAGCTGGGGGCCTCTGACGACATCAAGGCCACCACGGGCCAGTACGACAGCAGCCTTGGCGCCCAGAGCAACGAGCGGTCTGGCCGGGCCATCCTGGCGCGCGAGAAGCAGGGCGACACCGGGACGTACCACTACGTCGATAACCTCTCCCGCGCGATCCGCTACGTCACGCGCCAGCTCGTCGATCTGATCCCGAAGATCTACGACACCGCCCGCGTGGCCCGCATCGTGGGCCTTGACGGCGAAGTCGGCATGGTCCGCATCAACCCGACCCAGCAGGAGCCCGTGAAGGAGATCCGCGACGAGAACGGGCTGGTGATCGACAAGATCTACAACCCGTCGGTCGGCACCTACGACGTCTGCGTGACCACCGGCCCCGGCTACATGACCAAGCGCCAGGAAGCCCTGGACGCCATGTCCATGCTGCTCCAGTCCAACCCGCAGCTTTGGCAGGTTGCCGGCGACCTGTTCATCAAAAACATGGACTGGCCGGGCGCGCAGGAGATGGCTGCACGCTTCGCCAAGATCATTGACCCGAAGGTCATGGAAGGCGAGGACCAGTCGCCCGAGATGCAGATGGCCAAAATGCAGATCGAGGCGCTGACGAAGGAGTTGAACCAAGTCGTTGGGATGCTTCAGCGCGTCGAGCAGTCCATCGAGGCGCAGGAAGTGCAGATCAAGGCGTATGACGCCGAGACGAAGCGCATTTCGGCCGTCCAGGCAGGCATGACGCCGGAGCAGATCCAAGATATCGTGATGGGCACCATCGCCGCGGCGATGGACACGGGCGACATTGTGGGCCGAGACACCCCGATGGAGCGCCAGATGCCCGTTATGGAACCCGAAATGGGCGGTATGCCGCCTCAAATGCCCCCTGGAGGGCCGATGTGATGAGCAACTGCGCCGAGTTCATCGGAACGCTGTTCTTGGCCCGCGATACGGCCCATTCCGTGCATCTGAACACCCGTAGCTACGCCAAGCACAAGGCGTTAGGGAAGTTTTACGAGGGCGTTGTTGACCTCGCGGACAAGCTGGCCGAGGCATACCAGGGCCGACATGGGCTGATTGGGCCGATTGCGCTTATGTCGGCCAAAAAGACCAACAACATCGTCGAGTTCCTTGAGGACAACCTCAAGGACATCGAGGAGATGCGCTACAAGGTCATGGACAAGAGCGATACGGCGCTTCAGAACATCGTGGACGAGATCGTCGGGCTGTATCTGTCTACGCTGTACAAGCTCAAGTTTTTGGCCTGACGGAGAACGCCCTTATGGCCGTCATTTACACCACAGCCGTCAAAAACGCCCGTCTTGAGGCGGTTGTCACGTCGATTGGCGCGACTGGCGTGCTGGAAATCGGCACGTCTGGCATGGGCACCGTGCTGTTTTCGGTCAATCTCAACAACCCAGCCGGCACCGCAGCCAGCGGTATCCTGACGTTTAGCGGGTTTCCAAAGAACACCACGGCGATTGCTAACGGCACGGCCGCGTCTGCGCGGATCCGCACGGCCACGGGCGGCACCGACATTGTGACCGGACTGACGGTCGGCACGACCGGCACCGATGTTATCGTCAATACGACGACCGTCGCCATAAGCGACCCGGTGCAGGTGACGTCTGCAACCATCACGCACGCCGCTTGAGGGCATAGACCATGCCGTTTATTGTAGCCGACCGCGTCAAGGAAACCTCTACCACAACCGGCACCGGCTCTTACGCGCTTGCGGGCGCCGTCGCTAACTTCCGTGCTTTCTCCAGCGTTTGCGCTAACACCGACACCGTTAACTACGCAGCCGTGGACAATAGCGGCGCGGGCTGGGAAGTCGGGCTGGGCACATGGTCTACGGGCAACACGCTGGCCCGCACTACGATCTATGCCTCCAGCAACGGCGGCGCCGCGGTTAACTGGTCCGCCGGCACCCGAGAGGTCTTTCTTACCGCCGCCGCCACATACTTGGCGTCGCGGGCTGCGTCTGGCGCAAACAGCGACATTACGAGCTTGACTGGCCTGACGACCGCGTTGTCGGTTGGCCAAGGCGGTACAGGCGCAACCACGCTGACCGCCAACAACGTTATCCTTGGCAACGGCACGTCTGCCGTTCAGTTTGTCGCCCCCGGCACCAACGGCAATGTGCTGACATCCAATGGTACCACCTGGGTGTCTCAGGCTGGCGGTGGTGGCGGGTTGTTGGGCGCTACCGACAGCGCCACGCCGTTTGAGACGTCTTTGGGCTTTGGCGCGGGGGCTAACACGACCGGCGTGAACAACACGTTTGTCGGCTATCAAGCGGGCACGGCCAACACGTCTGGCACAAACAACACCGCGCTGGGCTATCAAGCCTTTGACGCCGCCACCACCGGCTCCAACAACACGGCCATCGGTACCGCCGCTCTCGGCGCCCTTACAACCGGTAGCAACAATATTGCTCTTGGCCCTAGCGTTATGACTGGCGTTGTAACAGGCAATCAAAATATTGGCATAGGATCTTCTGCCCTCGCTGCTCTTACGGGGGGCTTTAACAATATTGCTATCGGCAATAGTTCAATCGACGTTCTCACAACTGGCTCTAGCAACATCGGCATAGGCCAGAACTCTCTCGGCGCCCTCACCGCTGGTGCCAGCAATGTCGCCATCGGTAGTGGCGCTCTAGACGCAGCCACAACTGGTGGTCAAAACATAGCCATCGGCTTAGACGCAATGGGGGCCGGTGTGGCTACGGCGGCAACCGGAAACAACGTAGCTATTGGCAACGCTGCGGGAAACGCCATTACTTCTGGGGCAAACAACATTGCTATCGGCGCGGGTGCTTTCGACGCGTCGACGGTTGGCGGTCGCAATATCGCTATCGGCCTGGACGCAATGGGTTCTGGCGCCGCAAGCAATACTTCGGGCGACAACATATGCATTGGTTATCGTGCCGGAAATTTGATTACTAGCGCGGTGGACAACGTATTTATCGGCGGAGACGCCGGAAATACAGTTACTACGGGAAACAACAACGTAGTTATTGGTCGCGGCGCCGCCGCGTCCTCTGCCACCGTATTTAACGAGATCACTCTGGGTGACGGCGCCATCACGAACTTCCGTGTGCCGGGCGTAGGCTTCCGCTTCAATACGACGAACGGCATGGTCGTCCCTAAAACGGTTACGGCCGCAGGGACGACAGGCGCTCAGACGATCAACCGGACGGCTGGTACGGTGAACTTTGCCGCCGCCGCCGCAAGCCTTGTCGTCACGAACAGCTTTGTGGACGCGAACTCCATCATCATCGCGACGGTCGGCACCAACGACACGACCATGAAGTCGGTGGCGGCTGTCGCGGGCGCAGGGTCTTTTACGCTGCACGCGAACGCCGCCGCTACTGCGGAGACCCGCGTCAACTTCCTTGTCGTCAACTAAAGGCCACAGAGATGACCGACAACCCAACCCCTGAGCAGATCGCTCAACACTACTCGGCCTGCCTCGACAGCGTGGCGTTGATCCACGACGCCGTTGCCAACCCCGCAAACTACGAAAGTGATCCCACCGCCATCGAGCGCAACGTGCGCCACCTTGAGGGTATGCAGCTGGCCGCGTTCTGGACGGACGAAGACATGGCCCCCATCGACGCCGCCATTGTAGCGGGTAACGCCGCCATGTCGGCTAACGGCTAAGACAGCGTAGGGCGCCCGCTATGCTTGGGTTTTCACCTCTCAGCACAACGGCCATTTCGGAAGTGCCGGCTGCGGCCGCCACCGGAATTGTCGCGTCGCTGGCGGCGTCCGAAACCGGCCCAGATATTTTTGCCGCAAACGCCTTTATCGGATATAAGGTCACGGCGGCGATGGCCGCGTCAGAGACTGGACCGGACATATTTGCAGCATCAGCCTTTATCGGCACACCCCCGCCGCCGGTCACGGACACCATATACTTTATTAAGTTGCGTTCTTTTACGGAACGTAGGAGGATCTGACGATGGCCATCAACCTTAAAGCAATCACCTCTTGCCTCGGGTACCAGCAGATCACCTCGCTGAGTAGCGCGGCTGCTCTTACCGTGCCCACGGTGGACGCCAACGGGCTGTCCGTAAAGCCGACAATCGCGATCATCACCCCCGAAGGCGCGGGTGTTCGCTGGCGCGATGACGGCGTGCTCCCGACCGGCACGGTTGGTATGCCGCTGGCCGCTGGTGTGACCCTGCAGTACGACGGAAGTCTGTCGCAGATCCGGTTTATCCAGCAGGCTCCCGGCGCGATCATCAACATCGCCTACTACGCATAAGGAGGCGATCATGCCCGGCTTGACCAACGACACCCCGACTTTCGACCCCGTTGAATACTACACCAAGCAGCTACCGCTGGATTTGGCGAGGCTGACTGAGCTTCGGGACGAATTGCGCCAGCGCCAAGGCGCAATGCTGGCCGTAGACGAAATCTTGAAGGACCGTGAGGCCGCTGCGGCTGAACTTCGCGATGCGCGAGAGCAAGCCGCCGCGCTGCTGGCTGACGCCAAGGCTGCCGACGCCAAGTCCAAGGCTAAGGCGGCCCAGCTTACCGAGCGTGAGCAGGCGTTTGCCGCCTCCGAAGCGGACGCTTTGGCGGCAAACACCGCCCGCGACAGCGCGGTAGCTACGCGGGAGCGCAATGTGGCCGCGCGCGAAGAAGCCGCCGCTACCAAAGAGCAAGCCCTTGCCGACGCTGCGGCCAAGCTTGAAGCTGAAAAGACCGCCTTCAACGCGAAGGTCGCGGCCTTTCAGAGCATGGCCGCGCAGATGAAGGCCTGACCCTTTCAGCCGGCGGCACGCCGCCGGTCGATGCCCGTACTGGTGCGGATCACCAGGGATCGTAAGGATCGAAAATGTCTATCGACGAGAGTAACACCCTAGCGGAAGTGACCGCGCCGGAACAGGCGACCACGGCGGCGCCTGCGTCTGACGTTTCTACGCCGGCTGAAACGCCGAACGAGGCGTCCAAGACCTTCACCCAGGAGGAACTGGACGCGATTGTCGGCAAGCGCCTTGCCCGCGAACAGCGGAAATGGGAGCGAGAGCAAGCCCAAAAACTGGCCGAGCTGGAGGCGAAGCGGGCGGTGCCCGTCAATCCTCCGGCGCCTGACGACTTCGACAACGCTGCCAAGTACGCAGAGGCCCTAGCCGAGCAGAAAGCGCAGGAGTTGCTTCGCCATCGTGAGGCGGCCCAGCAGCAGGCTAAGGTGGTTGAAGCCTACCATGAGAAAGAGGAAGCCGCCCGCGGCAAGTACGACGACTTTGAACAGGTCGCGTACAACCCGAGCCTTCCTGTGACTGATGTTATGGCCCAGACCATCCAGGCTTCCGACGTTGGTCCCGACATCATCTACTGGTTGGGGACCAATCCGAAGGAGTCTGCGCGTATCGCCAACCTGTCTCCGATCATGCAGGCCAAGGAAATCGGCAAAATCGAGGCCAAGCTGGCCGCCGATCCGCCGGTTAAAAAGACGTCAACCGCCCCGGCCCCTATTGCTCCGGTGACGGCTCGCTCGACGTCCACGCCTGGCTACGACACGACGGACCCCCGTTCCGTCAAAAACATGTCTACGTCGGAGTGGATTGAGGCCGAGCGCCTGCGCCAGATCAAGAAGTGGGAAGCCACACGCAACCGCTAAGGAACC